AAGGGAAGACTTAGTATAAGAAGGAAAGAAAAAATAAAAGTTTTAATTAAGGAGTTTCCAAATGTGGCTAAGCGCAATTAAATTAGCAATTAACGCTGGAAGTAAAATTTATGCTAACAAGCAGAAGACGAAGATGGCTATGTCAGATGCACAATTGATGCATGCTGAACGACAAGCGCGTGGCGAGGAATCTTACCAAGGAAAATTATTAGAAGCTCGTCAAAACGACTACAAAGACGAGGTGGTCCTTGCGATTTTGACGCTGCCAATTTTGGTGCTTGCATATGGGGTCTGGTCGGACGATCCGGCAGCTATGGACAAAATAAATATTTTCTTTGAGCACTTCCAATCTTTGCCAAAATGGTTTACAAATCTCTGGATTCTTGTCGTGGCGAGCGTTTTTGGTATTAAGGGAACTCAAATCTTCAGGAACGGCGGAGGTAAAAAATAATGCCATTCAGATCAGAAAAACAACGTAGATATTTATGGAAACATGAGCCAAAGATAGCTCGTGAATGGACTGATGAATACGGAAGTAAACCACAGCCTAAGAAAAAAGCTGAAGGTGGAAGTGTTAAAAAAACAGATCCTCAAACAAGATTAAAAGCATATGCATTAGCAAACGCTAATAAAAACAAAGATAGACTAACTCAAGCGGATATTAAACGAGCGAAAAACGCATTAAAAGGAACTAAAGAAGCTCTTAAAATAATTAAAAAGAAACCAGAGTTAGTAGGAAAAGGAAAATCACCTTCTTATTTGACAGGAAAGGAAAAAGCTAAAGAGCATAGAGAAAAATTAAAGAAATTGCTTAAAAAAGGTAAAGGTTATGTAGATGAGTGGATGGGCAAGAAAAAAGGTGGAAGGGTTAAAAAAAATGGACCTGTTCGTCCAATACATATTCCTTGGGACTCACAAAAAAAGAAAAAAGGTGGAATAATGGAACCTTATCGTGGTAGTTATATATCTGGCAAGGTCGACGGAAAAATGTTATCGAATCCCTCATTAAGAAAATATTACAAAGGGTTAATCTAATTTGTGGATTACCATACAATCAAATTTATTCAAAATAAGCTTCTAAAACCTAGGATAGATGCCTTAACCGCCAAGCTAAAATTAGGTGTTGACACGTTTGACGAGTATAAGTATATAATAGGACAAATCAGATCAAATGAAGATCTGCACAGGGACTTACAAGACCTGCTGAAGAAACAGGAGCCAAATGAAGACACAGACCAAGGAAGTACCGAAGCATAATGAAGGCTTGCTTAACGCGTACAAATCAGAAGAAGAAGTAAAAAAATTATATTTAGATCCTCATGCAATTGACAAGTCATCTCTTGATAGACTTCCTCAACCTACAGGATATAGAATTTTAGTTTTACCTTATAGTGGTCCTAAAAAAACCAAAGGTGGAATTCTTTTGTCTGATAAAACTCAAGAAACCATTCAAATGACCACCGTGTGTGCGTATGTACTACAAGTTGGACCATTAGCTTACAGAGATAGTTGGAGATTCCCAACTGGTCCCTGGTGCAAGAAAGGCGATTGGGTAATCTTTGGAAGATATGCTGGTTCTCGTTTTAAGATAGAAGGTGCTGAAGTCCGAATACTAAACGATGATGAAATCATCGCAACTATCAGTAATCCAGAGGATATACTGCATTTATACTAGGAGATAAATATGGCACAAACACAATTAAATAAAGGAGATGTTGAAGTAGACTTAGATACAGATGATGTAAAAGCTCAAAATGTACAAGTTGAACCAGCTAAAAGTGAACCTGAAGAGAAAGAGGTTAGTTTACAGAAAGAAGAAGTAGAACAAGAAGGTGCAGAAATCAATAGAGATAAAACACCTATTGACGTTGTAACTGAATCTAAATTTAAAACTGAAGAAGATGATGGTTTTGATTTAAATAAAGCTTCTGATTCTGTTCAGAAAAGAATAAATAAACTAACTAAACAAAGACGTGAATCAGACAGAAGAGCTGAAGCAGCGTTACAGTATGCTCAAGGTTTAAAAGCAGAAATTAAACAATTTCAAAGTCAGTATCCTAAAATGGAGGAAAACTACTTAAATGAATTTGAAAAACGACTTCAAACAGATGAGGTTGCAGCTAATACTTTATTGCAAAAAGCAATAGAAGGACAAGATGCAAAATCAATTGTTGATGCAAACCAAAAACTTACGCAGTTAGCTATTGAAAAAGAAAGGCTATCACAGACTAAGTTTTTAAAGGAACAAGAAGCTAAACAACCAACAGCTGATATGGTTCCGGCTCAGCCAGTCACCCAACCACAAGGACCAAGCTTAAAAGCTCAAGAATGGGCAGAAAATAACCCTTGGTTCAATGAGGACGATGTTATGCACGATGCTGCTATAGCTATCCACAAAAATATACTAGCAAGTGGGGTTGCAGGAGACTCAGATGAGTATTATAACCAACTAGATAAACGAATTAGGAATTATTTTCCTAATAAGTTTAATCAAACTCAGGAGCAAAGGAGACCCGTCCAAACCGTTGCCCCTGCTGTGCGTAACCAAGGTGGACGCAAAACCGTGAGACTCACCAAATCACAAGTAGCGATAGCTAAAAAATTAGGGGTGCCACTAGAGGAATACGCGAAATACGTTAAATAGGAGATATTATGAAAAAAAATAATACAACGTCATCGCGCGAGTCCGAGATGCGTGATAAAGTTAAAAGAAAAACAGATTGGACTCCACCATCAAGTTTAGATGCTCCGCCTGCACCTTCAGGCTATGTTCAGAGATGGATTAGAGCAGAAACCATGGGTTTCATGGATTCAGCAAACGTCTCTAAAGCTTTAAGGGAAGGTTGGGATTTTGTCAGAGCCGAAGACATAGTTAAAGAAATCGGCCCACATGACTACCCAACAATTCAGGATGGAAAACATAAAGGGATCATCGGGGTTGGTGGCCATTTGCTTGCAAGGATACCGGAAGAGGTTATGCAATCGCGGAAAGAGTATTTCGAGACAAAAACTCGCGATCAAATACAAGCGGTTGATAATGACCTTATGAAGGAGCAGCGACCTGAGATGCCAATCAATATTGAAAGGCAATCACGGGTGACCTTTGGTGGTGGTTCGAAAAAATAATTTTTTTGGTATCACTACTGAGTAAATTAACATTAACTAACTAAGTAGAGGACTACGACATGGCAAACGATACAGGAAATTTCGGTTTAAGAGCTAGTAGACAGTTAGATGGTTCTCCATACAATGGTGCACAAAACAGATATCGTATTCTAAAAAATTATGGAACTGCGATATATCAAGGTGACTTAGTAAAAACTTCGCTTAATGGAACAATCCAAAGAGCAGGTGCTACTGATAATCCGGTTGTTGGTGTATTCAATGGAGTATTCTACACTGATCCTACAACGTCTAAGCCGACATGGAAAAACTATTATCCTGCTTCGATATCTGCAAATGATATTATGGCTCAAGTTATCGATGGTCCAGATGTTGTGTTCGAAATAAACGCGGACGCAACTTTCACTGTTTCACATTTATTTGCGAATTACAAAATAAATGCAACAACTGGTGATACAACATCTGGTCAAGGTAGAGAGAGTCTTGATGTCGCTACTGCAGATTCATCTTCAACTTTCGTTTTGAAAGCTGTTGATATATCGCAAGACCCGGATAACTCTGATACGACTGCTTCATCTGGAGTAAACGTATTGGTTGTAATCAACGCACACTCGTACAAGTCTGGTACTGTTGGACAAACATAATAGGAGCATAATATGGCTATATCACGAGCACAGCTAGTTAAAGAACTAGAACCTGGTCTGAATGCATTGTTTGGACTAGAGTACGACAGGTACGACAACGAAGCTGCAGAGATTTTTCAAACAGAAACATCTGACAGAGCTTTCGAAGAAGAAGTAATGCTTTCAGGATTTGGTAGCGCAGCTACTAAAGCTGAAGGTGCATCGGTGACTTTCGATGACGCAAAAGAAGCGTTCACTGCAAGATACACTCACCAAACAGTTGCACTAGCATTCTCTATCACTGAGGAAGCAATCGAGGACAATCTTTATGACAGACTCGGCAATCGTTACGCAAAAGCGTTGGCACGTTCAATGGCTAATACCAAACAGGTTAAAGGAGCTGAAGTACTTAACAGTGCATTCAGTACTTCTCAACTTGGTGGTGACGGTGTTGTTTTATGCAGCACAGCCCACCCAACTGTTTCAGGTACTGACCTGGTGAACACTTTCACAACTCAAGCAGACTTAAGTGAGACTTCATTAGAAGACGCACTTATTAAAATTGCTGCTTTCATTGATGAGAGAGGATTAAGAATCGCTATTCAAGGTAGAAAATTGATAATTCCAAAAGAATTACAATTCACTGCTGAGAGAATCTTAAAATCTCCATTAAGAGTTGGAACTGCTGACAATGACATTAACGCTATTAATGCAATGAACATGATACCTGAAGGCTACAGAGTAAATCATTTCTTAAATGATACTAATGCTTTCTTTATCATTACAGACACACCTAATGGCTTTAAACATTTTGTCAGATCACCATTAAGAACTGCAATGGAAGGCGACTTCGATACTGGTAACGTTAGATACAAAGCTAGAGAGAGATATTCTTTTGGATTCTCAGACCCTAGATGCGTATTTGGCTCATCTGGATCAAGTTAAGCCACTTAACAAAGCTTAAATCTATAAAAGGGGCGGAGTGTTTACTTCGCCCCTTTTTTTATGTATACTTTCCGTACTATACAATTATTATAATGGATGTAGACGAGTATAGTCGACGGCCTAGAGCCTACATCTTATAAACTAGGAGGATAATTATGGGTACAACTACATTTTCCGGACCAATTAAAGCCGGAACAGTAAGAGAAGGTGCCAGCGCTAACGTTGGATTCACCGTTATGACACAATCAGCAGCAATTACTGAACTTGCTGCTAGTACAGCTAGCTCTATTATTATTCCAGCAAACAGCCAAATTACAAATATGTATGTTTTGGTACAAACTGCTTGGGATGGTGGAACTAACACACTTGATGTTGGAACATCTGCAGATCCAGATCTGTATGTTGATGGTTTAGCTACTAGCTCTTTGGGAAACCATAGAGTAACAGCAGCAGCTACTGGAACAGAAGCAAATTGGAAAGACGTTGGTACATCTGACGTTACTATCTATTATGACTCTGTTGCAACCGGTAATGGTGTTGGTGTTTTGACTGTTGAATATATTCAAAACAGAAACTTTTAATAAATAATTAAGGAGCTCTTTCGGGAGCTCCTTATATTAAGGAGAAATTTATGGCAGCAAATATATTTGGATCATCAGAAGACCTTTCGTCTTCTTACCAAAATGCAGAAACAGGCACCATTAGATCAGGTAGAACTAGAGTATACGGAGTATATATAGATAGTAATACTATAGCGGGTGATTTTCATTTAAGAGATGGCGGAGCGAGCGGAACTATAAAATTTAAAATAAAGACTCCTGCAGTTGCAGAAGCAATTTATGTTCCCTTTCCAGGTGCGGTTTTATTTGAAACAGATGTGTATTGTAATTTTACTACAGAGCATATTAAAGCAGCTACTGTTTTTCACAGTAAGTAAGTAGGAGGACCAATGAAAAAGTTGTGGGATAAATTTATCGCTTGGCTTTTTGCTTGGCAGAAAGATGGCAAATAAATGCAAAAATTGCCATTGTGATTGTCATTGTAAAAACGACCTACATGTACCAGATAGTAGTTTAGATACTGGAGGAGCATGTACTTGTGAAAATTGTGAATGTAAACGAACTTATAAAAAAGAAAAAGATCATGGCACAGACATATCTTTTGAAAACGAAGTAGTTTATGATTGAAAAATTAATGACTTTACTTGTAGGAATCCTTCTGGCTCTAGCCGGCTGGACTCTTACTAGAACGTTTGATCTTTCTACTAATCAAGCAGTACAGCTAGATAAAGTTTCTAAACTTGAAAGACAAGTAGAAAAACTTCAAGGTAAACTAGAAGATATGCAAGACTCCGACGAAGAGATTATGGAACAACACGAAAAATTATTTAAAAAATTAGAACAAGGCAACACGGGGTATAGTTATAACTAATGGCTGATATATCAATAAAGGGACATAGTCCAATTCTTAGACAAGGATACAAAAAAGGTGGAAGTGTTTATCACACTACTAAAGAAGGTAAAAAAGCACGTAAAGGTCTTTGGTACA